GAAGGGGTCATTCCATAATAAGGTTGGAATGACCTTGATGTGGATTTTCTTCGGAATCGTTATTGTACAAGTGATTCATGCAATGACAGTGTTGCCATTCTTTCCAATTCCATTTACAATCCTATTAGGATTATCCACCATCGTATACGTAGCATGGAGAGCAACATGACAACAATCTTACAAGGAAAAGTGAAGACTGTGTTTAGCACAGATGAACCAGAAGTAGTTCTCATACAATATGAGGATAAGGTTACTGCTGGTAACGGTAGGAAAGTAGATTTTCCTGAAGGTAAAGGTGAAGTATGCTGTAGGATATCTCAATTGCTTTTTGAGCATTTAGAGAAGTATGGTATCAGGACTCATTACCTTGATACATTTCCAAGAGCTATTATGTCTTGTAAGACAGTGGAGATTATTCCGATAGAGGTGGTAGTAAGAAATGTTGCTGCTGGTTCTATAGTTAGAGAGACAAACATTAAAGAAGGCACTGACTTTGGTTGGCCATTGGTTGAGTGGTATTTGAAAGATGATGAGAAGAATGATCCATTACTAACAGAGGCTCGTATATGGGCAATGGGTAATTTCCCCTTAAGGGATATGGAACAGACTGCTAGAGAAGTGAATGGTATTGTAGGAAGATTATTTAAACAGATTGGTCTTACACTTGTTGATTTAAAATTGGAGTTCGGGTATGATCTTAACCAAAATTTACTCCTTGCTGATGAACTATCACCTGACTCGATGAGACTATGGAAAGATGGAAAGAGTTATGACAAGGACTTGTTTAGAAAGGATGAAGGTGATATAGTAGAAGCATATAATTCTATCCTAGATAGACTGAGGGAGATTACATGAATGATTTTTTATGGGTAGAGAAGTATAGACCTCAGAAAGTTGAGGACTGTATACTTCCTACAGATGTGAAGGACACCTTTAAGAGTTTCATTGAGCAAGGAGAGATTCCAAATCTTCTACTCTCTGGTACTGCTGGTGTGGGTAAGACCACTATTGCGAAAGCACTATGTAACGAATTAGGAGTAGATAGTTATGTCATTAATGGGTCTGATGAGGGTAGATTCTTGGACACTGTACGCAATCAGGCAAAGACCTTTGCTGCTACTGTTTCTCTTACATCTACGTCTCGTCATAAAGTTCTCATTATTGATGAAGCAGACAATACGACATCGGATGTACAACTACTCCTCAGGGCATCGATTGAAGAGTTTCAAAAGAACTGCAGGTTTATATTCACGTGTAACTTTAAGAATAAGATCATAGAACCGTTACATAGTAGAACAACAGTAATTGATTTTAATGTCCGTGGAAAAACTAAACAAGTTCTGGCGGCAGAGTTCTTTGAAAGGTGCAGAGACATCTTGTCCAGAGAGAAAGTACGGTTCAATGACAAAGTGGTTGCCACAGTCGTCCAACAATACTTCCCAGACTTCAGAAGAGTCCTTAACGAACTCCAGAGATATGGCTCTACAGGTGATATCGACACTGGAATCCTTGCAACGTTAGGTGATGCTAAGATAGATACACTGGTAGATGCATTAAAGAATAAGAAGTTTAATGATGTGAAGAAGTGGGTTACTCAGAATCTTGATAGTGATCCTATTTCTATAATGCGTAAATTATATGACAATCTGTCCTCTGTGATGGATGGTCCTAGTGTTGCTGCGGCAGTATTAATTATTGCTGAGTATCAATACAAGTCTGCCTTCGTGGTGGATCAGGAGATTAACCTCCTTGCCTGTTTAACTCAATTAATGTTGGAGTGTAACTTTAAATGACTTATGAAAAGCACAAAGCGACCCTTCTCAAACTCCTAAAGGAGAGAGCATATAAGAAGGGATCGTATACATTATCATCTGGCAAACAGTCAGAGCATTATGTTAACTGCAAACCTGTAACACTATCATGTGAGGGTAACGCACTCCTATCATCATTAATTTATAATGAGTTGGATTCTAAGTCAGTAGCAGTTGGTGGTCTTACCCTAGGTGGTGATCCATTAGTCTGTGGTGTTGCACAGAGAGCATTCTATCAAGGTGGTCATATTGATGCTTTAATCATTAGGAAGAACCCTAAGGATTATGGTACAAAGGAAGTCATTGAAGGTTACAAACCTGCAAAGGGTTCTGTTATCACAGTCCTAGAGGATGTAACTACTACTGGTGGTAGTGCTATGAAGGCAGTCAATGTACTACGTGGTGCAGGTTATACAGTTAATAGAGTAGTTGCAATCGTTGATAGGATGGAAGACCATAAGATCTGGGAACATAATAAGATTGAGTTTATATCCTTATTCACCTTGCAGGACATTACCAATGACTAAAAATTACGATGACTCCAAATGGAGAGAGGAATTCAAAGCATACACAAGTGACTCAAGAGAACTTGAGTTGCTAGAAAATGGACCTAAGAGTCTTGCTCAGTCATGGCGTATGCAAGCAATGTATGGTAAGTGGAAAAAGATTATGGGTTATAAAGATCCTGAACCACCAGATGTTTCATCATCGATGAAAGAATTCTTTGAAAAAACTAAAGACCAAGGTATCTAAACATGATTGACTTAAAACTAATACGCTTAATAACTGGCGAAGAGATTATTGCTGAAGTTGTAGATTGGAGTAATGGTATTCTGACTGTTAAGAATGGTCTAACTGTAATTCCACATGCGGATCAGGTAGGGTTTGCTCCATGGGCAACTGTTATTGATCCAGAATTTCCTGAGATTGCTTTGGATATGAAACATGTTATTTACTCTGTTGCAGTTGCACCTCAGGTAGTTGAGCAGTATAATAAAATCTTTGGTAGTAATATTATTACCCCTGATAAGCAACTAATCGTGTGAAAACCCCTGAAGATTATTTCTTAATTGGTTTGATACTCCTTGACGAGTTTATAAAAAGAACTTTGATGGGATTGTATTACACTTGGCAGAAATATGATTATTGGAGTCACAATCGTAAAGTGGCAAAGGCAGCGAGAGATGCCGAATTGAATCCTCCTACACTACCTTATCATGAAGTCCCTGAAAACACCCCTTAGATATCCTGGTGGTAAGTCTCGTGCTATTAAAAAGATGGCACAGTTCTTACCAGACATGAGTAAGTACAAAGAGTATAGAGAACCTTTTCTTGGAGGTGGATCTGTTGCTCTTCATATGACACAGACATATCCCCACCTAGAGGTATGGGTCAATGATCTATATGAACCTCTAGTAAATTTTTGGCAACAACTACAGGATGAAGCAAATGAAATTACGACCAGGCTCAAAACATTTAAAACAGCGTATCCCACCCCAGATAGAGCAAGAGAACTTTTTATCGAAAGTAAAGAACTCGTTAACGATCAAAAACAATCCGACATTACTCGTGCCGTTAGTTTTTATGTTGTTAACAAGTGCTCTTTTTCTGGTCTCACTGAGTCCTCATCCTTTTCGTCCCAAGCATCAGACTCCAACTTCAGTTTACGAGGCATAGAAAAGTTACCAGAGTATTCTGAGATAATACAGAACTGGGTTATAACTAATCTAACTTATGAAAGAATGTCTTGTGATGAGAAAGATGTATTCACTTATCTTGATCCTCCTTATGAGATAAAATCTTCTTTATATGGTAAGAAGGGTGGTATGCATAAAGGATTCGATCATGATGCCTTTGCTGAAGAATGTGATAGACATACTAATCATATGATGATATCATATAATTCTTCCCAGTTAATAAGAGATCGTTTTAAAGAATGGACACCTAGTGAATTTGATCATACTTATACTATGAGATCAGTAGGTGATTACATGAAAGAACAACAGGAACGTAAAGAACTCGTTTTAACTAACTATGCCATATGATGATCGTTATCCTCTTAAGGATTATTTGAACACTATTAATTTAACAAAGAAGAACCTCATGGAGGATGAAGATCCTGCTTGGGAAAAGAATTATACTCCTTTTGTAATCAATAAGTGTATGTCTCATCACATCGATACTGTGATGTATGCAAATGAGATGAATCAATATCCTAACTTAGATAAGAAACTTCAGTACGATTTCTTTATAAATACCGTCAGATCCCGAAAGAGATTTTCTCCTTGGGGTAAGAAGCAAACGGTGAAAGATCTTGACCTTGTGAAAAAATACTATGGATATAGTAGTGATAAAGCAATTCAAGCCTTAAGGATCTTAACTCCAAAACAACTAGATTACATTAAAGATAAACTAAATAAAGGAGGTAAGAAACTATGAGAGGACGAACCGATGACAAGTGATAAAAAGATAGAGGCATATGCTAAGAATAATGCAGAAGAGAATGGAGCTGTTCTTTCTGCGGATGATTTAAAGAGCACAATTGATGCCTTAAAGGAGATGACTCCAGAACAACTTAGCTATCTCACAAGAAATACTGCGGAACCAAGTTAACTACATCACAATAAAAACTGAATAAATGAGGTGATAAATTATGAGCGAACAACCTAAAGAAGTTCAATGGACAAAGAATGATATGGTGGAGGTGAACTTAAAGGAACCTGATGATTTCCTTAAAGTTCGTGAGACTCTTACACGTATTGGAGTTGCTTCCAGAAAAGAAAAGAAATTATTTCAATCATGCCACATCCTTCATAAGAAGGGACAGTATTACATAGTACATTTCAAGGAACTCTTTGCCCTTGATGGTAAGAAAGCAAACTTATCTGAGAATGATGTTCAACGTCGAAATCGTATCATCAAACTTTTATCTGACTGGGGTTTAGTAGAGATTGTAAAAGAAGATTCTGTCACAAACGTTGCACCCCTAAGTCAAATCAAAGTTATTGCATATAAAGAAAAGGGTGAGTGGACTCTTGAATCTAAATATAACATCGGAAAAAAACGGCAAGTTCCAGAATCCTAAATAGAGCTGCCACGTTCTGATAATATATGACTGACGATATAAAAGAAGAGGTTGAGGTTAAGGAAGAGAAGAAAAAAGGAATCTTTGGTAAAGCTAAAGATGCTCTTCTTCCAGACCCTGATGAGCAAGCTGCTATCATTAGTACATTTGTTCGCATTACCGTTCTTGCCTGGTCGGGCGGAATTTTGACTTTGAACTACGTCGCCATCCCAGGTGTACCACAGCAGAAAATCGATCCAACATTTATAGCTTCGGTTTTTACTGGGGTTTTAGCTAGCTTCGGAATTCAGACAGCTAGTAAGAAA